AGCGAATTGAGAAGGCATACTTAATCTTCATCGCACAAATTCTGATTTGGCAGAGACTAAGATAACTTAGTTATCTTAGTCTTCCACTGGAACTGGCACGAATGCCAGTGGCTTTCCTGAACCAAAATGCATCATCTTCATGAACACAACAACTCGCTCTTGGTCATTTGGTTGCAGAGTCAAGTCAGAGCCTGAGGTGGCGGCTTGCGGACCATAGGTCTGCGGAGTCTCACCGTAGTCAATGACAATATCTCTTTGAGCACCAGAGTTGTTAAATAGAACCAGATTACATTCTGCTCCACTTACCATGACGTCAATTGGTGCCTGAATAGTAGCGTTTCCCGCTGCAGTATAATTGATGAAAATATTCTGGTAGGATGAGAATGCCAAAATCTTGGACGTCCCGGTTGCGGCAAGAGTGATTTCTAGGGTCCTACCTAAGCGAGAGCCAAGATATACTCGATAAGAATCCTCTGCATTGTGAGAGACCAAATAAATAGCATCAGCGCTAGTTGCTGCGGATGGAATCGAGAATCCAACAAACTGATTGCTGTCTTCAAAGAAATCCGACCCGCTGACAATGGAGGACAAATCAAACACTGTTCCACTGGAACCACCATCAATAAATATGTTATTGGTAAATCTGCCAATGAATTTGCCAGCTGTAGCATTGGATTGTGAAACGCATATTGTGTAACCGCCAGAGGTTACGGCGCTAGCGTCGAAGGTATTGGAATCAGCTACAAAATTGGGACCTTTTAGCAGTGTGCCAGTATAAGACGCTGGCATCACAAATCTATTATCTTTTAGTTTAACAATAGTAGTATTGTCTGCTGAAGAATTGTTGAAAATACCCTGAGTAACAGATACTCCCAAAGTAATTACTGATTGTCTGATAATAATGTTTCTGGTGGAACTAGAAGATGTTGTTTGAATACCAACACCTGTATATGTAGAGAAGTTTAGGTCACAATTCTCAATCATTAAGTTGGGACAAGATGCAATTGTTAGGAATTCATTTCCATTTGCGCCTGTTCCTTGAATACCTAAATTTATAATCTTCTTCCAACTGCCAGCAGTGGAGTCAGTAAATGAAATAGCATCTGCAGAAGTGGTAGCGGTTTTCAGAACAGAAGACTGAGGACCAGCGCCCATTAAAGTAATGTTAGCTGCTGAAATACTAAAACTAGTAAACTTGTAGAAAGAAGTAGAGGCTGGAAAGAATACGATTCCTCCTCCAGCTGCCGCAGCCGCGGTAATCGCTAGCCCAATTGCAGTAGTATCATCAGTGACTCCGTCACCAGCGGCGCCATAAGCTGGGTCTTTGACGTTGAAAAACAATCCAGCTAAAGCTGAGAATGCAGAGCTAAGATTAGTCGCAACTCCATTAACAGCAACTTTCCAATCAATACCAACGGAACCCGCAGAATTGTTCCATTTGTCCAAGATTGCGGCTAGTGTGATTGGCTGACTAACAGCAGTTGGTGAGCCGGTGTAACCGGTACCAGTAAAGGAATCTGAGATTACTTCGGTAGTTGTTGCGGTATTTCCAACGGTGACTGTTCGAAGGGTAGAGCCACCTGACGTTTTAAGAGTAATGTCCACATACGCATTGACATATACTTCGGCCGCGCCGTTTGCGTCGAGTGTGATGATATTTGTTCCTGGTTGGGCAGTGGCCTCGAAGTCGGAATACATGACTGAAGCGGCGCTTGATGCCGTTCCTCTGAGAACAAAGGTAGCTGACCCGTTTTCTGCACCCTTAACTCCTGCTGCTAAGAATTCGACAAGTTTCATTAATAGTTACTCCAAGGAGTAGAATGCGTAAAGATAACGTCTGGGGGCTCATTACTAGTCTCGTACCCCTTGAGAGCTGCCAGCTGAGCGTCTCGGTCTTCTCTGCAAATTGCACGTTCTTCTAATGGCAATTTGGAATCAGACATAAACTCATAGGCCAAAGCATTGACAATCCATGTGTCCCAGTGACGCTGTAAATCAACATTGTTTGTTCCGGTTGAGTTGCTGCCTGGCAAACGATGAATCTGGAAACGAATTTTACTTGCCTGAGCTGGCACTGGCCAAAGGTAGATGGTTAGGTCTGGGCCGTTCCGATGCACATAATACAGCGTTGGAGTCGATTCGGCTGCCTTAGAAGACAGCGAATTCCAACGATGCCGAGACATTGGTTTAACTGGAGTTTCGCCAGTGGTTTCAATCTCTTCCGGGTCGTTGACTAACGGTATATGACTACCAGAGTCTACGATGTTAAGAATATTATCGTCTGGGTCAAGGTCGTAATTAGGTTGTCCAGCAACCAAGTCGAGAACAAAAAAGTCAACAAAATGGTCAATAAAGCCGAGAACAGCAAGACCATTAACCAAACGATTAAGCGTCTGACGTCCATGCTCAGCCTTTGCATTCCATTGAACATCACCACCAATTGCAAATTCTAAAGGTACCAAGCCCGCACGTTTATAGGCTTGAAGAATCAACTCATCAATCGTGTTGTACGTTGACGCTGTTGCAGATACTGTCAAGATTTGACTCCAATGTTCTGTCTTGTTCTTCCTTTGAAGGAAGTTTCCATCCTAGTTTTTTATGTATGTCAACAGCAGATTCACGCGTCGTCGTCTGTGTACCGGAGGATATCGGCTGCTGTCGTTCTCTGAATAGTCGGTAACGACCTACGGTCTTGGTTTCCATGGTCTGCTGGATGGTCTTGTTTGAGGACTTGCGCAGCATGTTCAGCGTTGAGACGAGAGAGAGTGACTTCGTCACGGCCTTTAGCACAATCTTTACGACAGGCAAGAAATCCACCTTCCTTACGAACTAAAGCACTACGATAGAATACAGCTCCGCAGTAATCACACATTGCTTGAAAGTCTCCTCTAGGATAGTTCCTAGGGAGTCGTCTTGGCATTGTTAGTCCCATGGTGTCTCCAAAGTCATCCAGCGGCCCCGTCGTGTGAGCCGCTGGGATTGTTATATCAATTACGCGGCTTTAGCGCCAAGACGGAGTGCAAGCACTTCGTTCTTAGCGTCGACCAGCTGAACAGCATTGTTCAGAGCCTGAAGCGAATTGATTAGGTCACGAGTCTTCTGACCGTCTTCGGCGATAGTACGCTGAGTTTCGCAGCAGCATTCAGCAATCTTTGCTTGAAGTGCAGCAGCATTCATCGCAGCAGCAAGAGCGCCAGCGGCTCCAGTTTTCTCTACGGCCAAATTGATGGCAGCAGCTGTTTTCTCAGTCGCAAGTTCAGAGCTACGACCATTTCGTTCCACATCGGTGGAAAGAGAAGCAATAGCATCCTTTACGTTACCATTGGTGCGGGAGAATTCTGCAGCTAGATAACGGTCCTGGTCGGCGCGGTCTTTGGCAGCCAAAGAAAACTCATCCACAAACTGTCGATTACATGTATCAGTCATTTTATTTACTCTTTCTGGAGCAGGGAAATCCTGTTCCGGTAGGAGCGTATCAGGACTGTGTGTTTTTTCTGAAACGGTATCCAGGATATTGTCAACTGAATTTGTGGATGAAATTTGTTCAGTGACAGGGTCGTTCAATAGGCCTTTTTTAGCTCTAGCCTGCAGTCTGGTTAATTCTGACATGAATGCCTTAAACTAAAAAACCGGCCGACGTAAGGAGCAACGCCAGCCGGTTAAGAAGTTGCCGTTTCCGGCTATGTTGGTTAGTATTAGGTCGTTGCAGCAGCTGGGGACAACACACCAGAGCCAGCATTCTCGTCAGTTGCGAAGTTCTGAAAGCACTTTGTCACTGGGTTAGTAGTGCCAGCGAATGACACCGCCTTAAGTGCGTTAGCGACTGTACCGCCAGCATCCACGCCTCCGAAGTAGTTGTCATAAATCATGCCAGTACAAGCAACGTCAGAGATACGGATACCAACGCCATCTTCAACAAGATTGAACATGATATTTCCATAAATATCCAGATTAGTTGCAGCAGAAGTTACAGCAATAACTCCACCAGTTGCTGAAGACAGCGTTGTGCGCATATAGTTATTGGCAATCGTTACGCCTTCAACAGCGGTACCGCTCACTAGAACAACGTTGGTGTTGACAGCAGTGCTAAGTGACTTAAACTTATTGCCGACAATCTGCATGTTGTCAGCGCCGGTACCCACGGTAAGGAACACATCACAATCATGTGTGGTGTCTGAACCTAGATTGACGAAGTTATGGTCAAAGGAACCGCCGGCACCAGTCCAAACAATTGGCGTATCCATTGAATCTGCGCCGGTACACTCAATCCTCAGACCTGACATTCGAACGTCATTGACGCTAACAGTCCAAACAGCAGTGTTAGTCGTGCCGTTGAAAGTAAACGTGGGCATTAGGCTAGAACCAAACGTTGCGACCCCAACAATCTGCGTTCCAGCAACTAGGTTAGCCAGGCCGGTGGTAGTCGTAACACTTTCGGTGTGACCAGGAAGGACTACAACGTAATCACCCTTGCCGGAGCGACAACGAGCCAATCCAGCCGCAAGCGTACTAACCAGCAAACCGCTAGAACTATATGCATCGGTTACTGCAGACTGTGGGCCAACGTAAGCGGCAACTACTGAACCAGGAGGAAGCCAGGTTCCGTGTAGCGTTCGTTGCCCTACAGAATCGTTTCCAACTAGAGGAAGAAATTGTTGAACAGGCATGATTATTTACCCTTAGATTTCTTAGACTTGCCAGCCTTAGAATAGGCAATGGCTACTGCTTGATTTTGTGGTTTACCAGCCTTAACTTCAGTACGAATATTGGCTGAGATTGTTTTCTTTGAAGAACCAGATTTAAGCGGCATTAGTATCCCTTGACTTTCTTCGTCTTCTTTTTCTTTTTAGATGCCAAGTTAGTTACTCCCTGCATCTAGCTGTTGGAGGTTAACCGAACCGCCCCCTGAGGAACTACCAGCCATTGGCTGGAGAACGGGTGCCGGAAGTGTTACACCCGGCTTACAGAGAGAAAGTGGGTCGACTTGGAAAAGATAGGCGACAATAGGTGCTAGGACGGCAAATACGCCTAGAACGAGATTCTTATACTTCTGCATCGAATTCCTTAGCTATTGCTAAAGAGCACGCAACGTGGGTCAGAGAAACCTGTGTCCCAACGTGCAGAAAGTGAGTAGTTCATTAGTTCCTGGTTGTACTCAATCCAGGTCTTTGAAGTGAACTTCTTACGGTCACGCATCTGGAAACCGTTGTCAGCGTCGGTCTGAATGGCCCAGTTAGTCGTGGTATTCGTCCAATACTTCAACTGAACTCGTTTGACATCGTTGTCGTACTTCTTAATGACGTTAACAGCTGAGAAGTTACCCATCTCTGGGTCCATCGTAGAATTCAGAAGAACTGTCCAGATACCACGCTGTTGGACTGGATGAAGAACCGCAACAGCCTTGTAACCTTCGATAATTCCATCATGGTCAACCATCTGGTCTAGCTGGGCAATCGCGTTATTCCAACTGGTAGTTGACGGAGCCATTGGAGTGGCTAGGGTATTGCTGAAAGAGCCACCAGCCGCTAGCGGGTGCGAACTGGAAGCAAGAGCAACACCATCAGGACCAGGAAAGCTAGAATTCGTAGCACGAACAAGAATGTTTGTAGCATCGATATCCTTGGTCTTAAAGCCAGCGCGCTTGAGGCGCTTTACAGCCTGAATGACCTTTGGATACTTGCTGTCATCCATTGCTTCTTCGGTTACGATATAGCGTGCCGTAAACTTACGAGCCGTATACCGCTTGGTATAACCTTCGGTAAGGGCCAGGGCTGGAATCTCGGTGCCTTCCGGCGTTTCCGCCATCAAGCCACCACCAGCATATTCCTGGTCATCTTCGAAGTTGTCAGACATTGGACGACTCTTCATCCACTTTGGATAATCCAAGTCAGCTTCAATGCCGTCAAGATTATCAGTGATAATCTCCTCAAGGGTCTCCTTGAGGTTAAGGGCTACGGTAGAAGTAAAGATTGTAGACATGTTATATTCTCTTTAGTGACTTAGATTACACGCCAGCGGTTACGAAAGGAGCTTCGCCGGTTTCGTTCACACAAACAATCAACTTGACGTTGGTGCCTGAGAAATCCTGATTAAGAGCCGTCTGGCTGATATTGATGATTCGAAAATCCTTAGTCGTAGATGCGTGCGTACTGATATCCAAGTAAGGATTAGCCTTTGGCCGGTCAGCATCCGTGACATCCGTTGAATAACTCAAGTCACAGTTCTCACCAATCAGAAGGCGATAAGCTGCCAAGGTAGTTGCCGTAGTGTTGTCGTCTACGTCAATCTCCCAGAGATTGCGACCAAACGGAACCACTAGAACCTTGCTTCGGTTCTCTTCAGTAGTCCAAGTGGTGCCACCAGGAAGACGGTTGAACTTGCGACCCTTTAGAGGAAGACCAACCTTGACGTTAGAGAAGCCAACAATCACACCCCAAAGCGTCGACGGAGCGCCAGCGCCAGCGGCCAACTGGAAAGTACCAGTAGAAGCCAGTTCAACTGGGTCTCCAATATTTAAATCAACGTTTACAGCACTGATAGTCGCCTGATAAGCGGTAATAACAGTGCCTTCCTGAGGCTTGGGATAGCAAGAACCATCTAGGCTGCCTACCCAGCGAAAGCCATATCGGTGTGTATTGTTGGCCATAATTATACTCTATTTACCTAAATGTGTTGTCTTCTATATCCTCATTACTAGAGATATCGTATTGCTCTCTAAGTCCTGGGATAATTTCGTTTGATTTCTTGTTAGTCGGGTCTCTCTTGATTCGACTCATCAGATTATCGTAATACTTCTGACCAGTCATTCCGTTGGGACCAACCTCGAAAAGTCGTTGAGCATTTTCAAGAGAAGTGCTCATCAGCACTAGTTCACGCATACAAAGAGGCTCGCCAACTTTGGCCGGAGCACCCATATGAATACGCACTCCGTCTTTTTCTGCTCTCTCGATTTTGTAACCAATGCTTTCGTAATACTGATAATTCAAAGGATGTTCGTCATTCTTAGGAACTAGACAGTATTTCTTTTGCGGGTCTGCATTGATTAGTTTGCCGTCGTGCATTGCTTCGTGAACTGGACGGCTACGGGGCGTGACCTTGGTCTGATGTAGGTCAGGTGCCTGAATATTCTTAGCGTTTTTGCGCTGCATTTAAGTATGCTCCTTAATTATACGGAAAATTTATTAGCGGTCTAGCACGAAACTAAACGTTTCGATTCTTTGAGGCCGCTTTCTTAGCTCGCAAACCAGGACCCTTTGCCCAAGCCTGATAAGCCTTCTGTTCATTACCGTTGAAAGCATCGCCATACATCGCGATAGCCATTTGCTTTTCGGCTTTGCCCATACGAACCTTATTGTCTACGACATTTCGTCCGCCACCACCAGCTACGCCAGTAAGACGGTCTTTATCTGATTGAGTTGGTTTCATATAATTTGCACCTGGCATGCGAAATTGAACACGAGCCTGATTCATTGCTTTATCTAGCAATTGAGGACCGTCTTGCTCACCAGAAGCTAAAAGCATCTTGTAAGCACCCTCTGCATAAGTCACTGCGGAAGGATTGCTGTAAACATCAGAGTATTGACTGCGGATTTGGTGACGTTGCTGCTCCTGCGTAATTGCAGGCAACATTTCACGCAAAGCCTTACGGGTCGATACCTGGGACTTCTGGTCATGAATTTCTCGAGCCTTCCGGTCGTATTCATCTACAACAGACTTATCACGTAGACGACCAGCAGCTTTGTCCATTTCCCATTGGACACCCAAAGCCCGTTCACGTTCGTTAATAGCTTCCAATTCCTGAGCATCAGCATCAGGTTGATTGGTCTGCAATTGGTGGCCATAAGTTTGACGGCGACTAGCTTCAACTTCGGCACGGAGTCGAGCCGTTTCGGCTTCAGCGGCAGCTAGACGGTCATTGCTATTGTCAGATTTTGACTCCTTAACATCTGGAGCCAAATCAACAACAGTGTCTCCGTCTTCTTCAATGAAAACTAACGCATCTTCTTTTTCTTCAGTTTTCGTGCTCATGTGTTCCTTTACATGCTTGGGTCATAGTACTCAGCGGTTTTGTCGCCGGTAATGTTTCCGTCCAATTCAAGACGGAAATCATAAATGTTTTTGTCTTTGCCAACGTTTACTATCTTGGCTCGCTTTGAGTGAATTTGAGTAGCCAAGTCCTCAGAAGCCGCAATGTCTCCATCACGAACTTCCATAACAGTCAATTCATGACCGTCAATCTCTTCCACGGGCATACAAAAAGGAGCCATCTTCTTGAATCGAACAATGTGCCCAAGTTCAATTCCAGTAGAATACAGAGCATCCATCGCCTTCAAACCAGCGGAAATAATTATTCCACGTGGAGCAACATTGCGCTTAGCTGCAATGATATTGTCTGGCATCACAATCATTCCGCCTTTTGCGTAGGTGTTGCTTTCTTTGAATGAGATTTGCCAGATGAGGACTTTGTCAAACGCAGGGTACACTTCAAAAGCACCATTAGGAATAAGATATTCCAAGCGTCGACTATCGAGAAGTTCTGAAATATTGTAGTAGCCACTTGGCTTGAGAGATTCCTTTAGCTGACGTTCAATGGACTCGGCTACGATAAAACGTTTGCGCTGCTCCTCTGCTAGCGCTTTAATTTCAGCTTGTTCGTCCGTCTGACCCAGAATCTGTTGGACTCTCTTCTCCAACGGATTCGTCTGGCTCCTCATCTGATTCACTTAGA